GCCGGACGCGCTTTCGGCAGCCTTCGCGGCGTGGTGCTCGGCGCTGTACTCGTCCACCTCGTTCCCGCCGGCGCTGGCCGGGACGAGCGTGTTCTCGGGCGTCACAGCCCAGGCGCGCGCCTTCGCGACCTCCGCAGCGGCGGCGACCTCCGGGGTCGGGATCACAGCCGTGCCGTCCACCAGCGCCGAAACCGTGGAAGCCTCGCGCGGCATCTGGATCAGCTTCCCGCGGCCGATCTGCTGCTTCGTCGTCGCGTCGCGGACCACGACCCGGTAGCGGAGGTCCTGGTTGCCGTCGAGGTTCGAGGGGATGCTCAGCGACCAGGCACCGCCCTCACCGGACGTCGTCGTCTGCAGGATCGGGAGCACCTCGCCAACGCCCGGGAAGTAGTCCTCCGCGGGCTTCTCGTCGAGGGTCACGAGCTGCACGGCGATCTCGAGGCCGGCCGCGGGCTGACCGTCCAGGCCGTGCGCGACGCCGGAAAGCTCGTAGGTCGTGAGGGCCATGGGTCAGCGCGCCTTTGCGGCCATCGCGTCGGTCTTCCGCGAGGAGCCGTGCGTGGTCCCGTGAAAGAACGCCAGGCAGCCGCGCCACTCGCTGAGCACCGCACCGAACAGGGTCGAGACCAGGGCCAGCACCTCGGGCTTCGTCTCGAACTCGGCGGTGAGCATCCAGACCAGCAGACCGGCGAGGCCGAACACCATGAGCGTGAGAGTCACGGCTAGGGTGAACTGCGGCCAGATTCCGGTCTGGCCCGCCAGCGCCCGCGCGTTCTGGCGGTCCGCCATCTCGAGCTCGGCGAGCTCGACGTCGAGGCGCTGCTCGTCGTACCCGAGCTGAGCGATGGCAAGCTCGAACTCGTTGTTCGCCTTCTGGATCGCCGCGAGGTCCGCCGCGGTGGGTGCCTCCATGCGCGCAGCCACCTCGCGCTCGAGGGCGCGGCGGCTCTTCCCCTCGCCGTCGATCTCGAGTGCGCCGGCGAGGAAGTCCATGGCCATGCCGGCGAGCGGGTGCGCAGTGCCAAGGACCTTGGCGGCCACAGGCATCACGGTGGAGACGCCGGCGCGGACCTTCTTCCAGATGCTCATGCCGCAGCCCTCCAATCGACCGCGACGGCGCGGATCACGTCCGCCTCGAAGGCGCCCTTCTCCGCCCAGGCGGAGTACTCGAACACGACGACGGGCAGCCCGATCTCACCGCGGCGGTCGACGTGGATGAACCCGGGGTGCAGGCCGACGGCCCAGCCCCGGCGCCGGGCGAGCGACGCGAACGCGATCTGCTGCTTCGGCGACCACCCGCGCCAACGCAGATCCGCGCCCAGCGTGCCCGCCCGGGCGCCACGACGCCCCGCGCGCACCTCGACGAGCTCCTTCTCGGAGGGCTCCATGGTGTGCAGCGATCGGGGATGGCCGCCGACCTTCGCGTTGTGCGCCAGGCACCGGCAGACGCTGTTCGGCGTCAGCGGGCCGTCGTGCTCGAGGCGCAGGAACGGCAGCGCGGCCGCCAGCGCCGGATGCAGGCTTATCTCGCCGCAGCACTCGCAGGCGAGCTCGTGCTCGGGGAAGAACGCGATCGCGGTGGTGATCGTCTGCGTCACGTCGAGATCCCCTCCAGGAGTTCGCCCGGATGCAGGCCGGACAGGAGCGCGATGGTCCCGGCCGCCAGCACCGAGGCGGCGGCGAGGAAGGCCAGCGCGCGCAGCAGCGTCGACGTCTGCTTCGGTGACAGGCGAAGGGACAGCGAAGCGCGCTCGGCCTCGACCTCGACGTGCTTCACACTGCTGAACGTCGCCAGACCCTCGGCGATACGGTCGGTCTTGTCCCAGTTCCGATTCAGCGAGTCCTGAATGGTGTCGACCTTCTGGTCGACTCGAGCAACCGTCTCGTGCACCGGCTGAAGGCGTCGCACGACGATCGCCTCGACGCCCTCGAGGACGACCTGGTGCTCGCGAGACAGGCGGAGGCGATTCCGGCGCTCGACGCCATCCCACTCGTCTTCGCCGCCGGACATCCTGCCTCCAAGAACGACAAAGCCCCGCGCGGTTTCCCGGGCGAGGCTTCGGTTGCGGACTGATGCGATGCTGAGGGGAAACTACCCCCGACAGTTAAGCCGCTCTACTGGAATGTTGTACTGTTCGGCCGCTCAGTCCGTGCTGTCAGGCTTCAGGCCGGCGACGAAATCGCGGACGCCCTCGCCGATCTGACGCAGCAGCTCCGACGAGCTCTCCTGTTCTGCCATCGACTGGCTGCCGAGGTTGGTGAAGTACCTGGCCGCCGCCACCAGCACCACGATCCCGACCACCGACGCCAGCATGGCAGGCAGCAACGGCATCATGATCCCGGACATCGCGACGCCCGGAGAATCGTCGAAGATCAGGGAGATGGCGCGGACCCTGTCTTCGTACCCGCTCCAGAAAGCCCACGACGCGCACATCGCACCGACGAACGCAGCGCCTGCGAATCCGATCAACGTCCAACCGACGCGGATTTTCGTCCGCAGGGTCTCCTGATCCATCTGGAGTGCTCGGACGCTGGTCCGACGAGCCGCCAGATCGAATTCCTCATCGCCGGCGAGGTCATAGGACGAAGAGAATTGCGCCTCGACCGCCCTCGCGATCGCCCGGCGCGGGCCCTCGTCACGATCGTCGGTGCCTTCGTCGTCGCTCACGTGATCCCCAGGTTGATGAGCCGCCAGTTCATTGCCGTCGGCGACACTCCGAAGCGGTCAGCCATCCCGCTCAGCGTGAGGCCGAGATCCAGCATCGGGCGGATACCCTCTTCCGGCATCAGCAGCTCAGCAGCGAAGGCGTTCGCGTCGCGCTCTTCTTCGTAGTGCGAATATCCCGGCTGGGACCTTGCGAGCTTGAAGTCCTCGTCGCGCCAGCTCGGGCTTTCTTCAGTCACGTGGCCGAGCACGACGTGGCCGAGCTCGTGAGCCATGGTGAATCGACTTCTATAGTGCGGCTCGCCGCGGTTCGCCACGCACAGGAACCGAGGCCCTTCCGGGTGATTCGTGTCCAACATCGCCATGCCACTGGCGCCGTGCAGATCGGCCGTCTCGAAGTGAATGGGGATCAGCGTGTCGCGAAACGGCATCATCAACAGGAAGCCGAGCTCCTTCGGATCGACAGGAAGACGATCACCCCAAACATCCTGGCGGAGCCGACGAGCCTCAGCTTGTGCAGATTCAACGGACATGCAGACCTCCCGGGCGCGATACGCACCTGAGATTCAGAGGAAAACCATACAGTAAGGCGGTGCGCTTCGCCGCCGCCGCGGCCTCACGCGGCAGGCGCCACCTTGACGACGTGACGGGTGAATCTGAGGTGTCGGCCAGCCCGATTCAAGTATCCGCGCGCCTCCAGCGTTCGAACGTGCGTCAGTGCCGAGTTCGGGCTGGCCCATTCGAAATGCTCAGACAGCTCCGCGTAGGTGGGCATCCTGTGCTCGCGCTCCAGGAAGGTGATCATGTAGCGCAGGACCGACCACTGCGTCTCGGTCAGGTCCTCGGGGACGTCGGCCACGTCAGCCATCACCGTAGCTCTCCAGCACCCACTGCTCCACCAGCCCCTGCCCTTCCTGCCAGTACTGCGTGGCCCGGGCCGGCGTGATGCCCCACCTCTTGGCGAGCCTCTGCAGGGTCACCGTGTCCGACGCCGACACGAACCGAGCTCGCAGAGCGATCGCCCGCCGCGCCATCAGCTCACCCCGATGCATCAGCCACACGACGCCCTGCCCGATCGCCTCGGCGATGTCGTCGTCCCGAGGCGTGCAGGCGTAGCGAGACCGAACGCTCTGGTGATCCGGATCTGGCGGCGAAGGCCAGGCGCTGCCGTAGCCGAGTCGGCCGAGCTGCAATCCGCCACCGCGGCTCTCCGCTTCGCCCCAGAGTTCCCAGTGCTTCTGCTCGAGCTCGATCTCGCCGCGAATCGTCAGGTCGCTATCCGTCTGCATCGCTGCCTCCGCCATCAGGCCTCCTGGACGTGCCGAAAGGGCCCGAGCTGCCAGTACTCGAGCGCGATCTTCTTCGCGTGTTCAGCGTTCTCGGTGACGACTGCGAGGTAGCCGTGACGCAGCAGCTTCGAGATCCACGCGAGCTGGTCGTCGCTGACTTCGCCGCCCTCCGCCTTCATCTCGACGCGCAGGCCGTGCCACGGGCCTCGAGGCACGTCGAACAGGACGTCCGGGTATCCGCGGCGCACGCCCTCGGCGACAAGCTTCCCGGCGACGCCTTTCCGCCGGTGGCCACCGTGCGGCACCGCGGTCATGCACTCGGCGAGGCCAGGGAGCGCGATCTCCACCCAGCTGACGAACTCGACCTGCTCGCGGTGCTCGCGATCGTCGCGCGGGGCCGAGGTCGTGCTCGAGGAGCTGCTCGTCGACGAGGGCGTGGTCGCGGGACGTGCTGGCGACGTCGCCGCGGCCTGCTTCGCCTCGATCTGGCGACGAAGCGGCTCGGGCAGTTCGCTGGCGTCGCGGACTCGCATCAGGCGCCAGGCTTCGCGGCGGCCACCTCGGCCGCGCAGGACGCGTATCCGGCGCGATCGACGTAGCTGTCCGCGTGGCCCGGATCGTTCGCGGACCTCGCGATCTTGAGCAGCTCCATCAGTGTCGCGACGTCGACCGGCTCAAGGGCCTGATCGGGCGACAGCAGTCCGCGGTTGCGCAGGTGCCACGTCCAACCGTCGGCAATCCGCCGGAAGCTCTGGTCGGGCGGGCCGTACTCGTCGGCGCGCGGGCCAGTCACCAGCTCCTCGGCACGGCGCAGCACCTGCGTCCGGATCGGCATGTACTCGCCCGTCGCAGGGTCGTGGTCGACGCCGGCGGCAGCCATGACGGCACACCGCTCCTCGAGCGCGAGCTCGGCGTCCAGTTCGGCGCGCGCCTGGCTCATCGTCGGTATCTCCTGATGGCGTCGATCACGTGCGGCGGCGGCAGCGGGGTCTCGGGGTCGCGCGCCTGAATGCAGATCAGGACCCGCTCGAACAGTGACTTCTCGCGCGCCTTGCGGTCGGGATGCGCGTGGATGCCGTTCCGGCCCTGGTGCTGCTCCCGGGTCAGCGGGAGGATCCACCAGTGCCCGATGGCGACGCCCTCGTGGCGACCGGTGCGGCCGACGCAGTGGTGGATCTCGACGCGTGGATCGGCGTCGATGATCGAGCCCAGGCTGCGGACGGCCTCGCGCCACGCGCGCTCCCTCGTGTTCGGCTGCGCAATCCGCGTGCGCAGGCGTCGAGCGCCAGCCGGGTAGTACAGGCTCGGCAGCTGCTCGCGGACACCCTTCAGCGGACCACTGCGCAGCGTCTTCCGGGCGCGGAGAGGCGTGCGACGTTGCAGCGGTGTGCGCTTCATCCGAACCGCACCTCCTCGAGGTCCTCGCCCTGCTCCTCTGCGCGGATCCGTCGGGCGATGCGCCCGATCAGGCGCAGGCGCCACTCCATGAAGCCCTCGGGGTCATCGAAGACGTCAGGCGCTCGGTCGGGCGTGCGTTCGCGGCGAACCTTCGACAGTCCGATGATGGGCCGGCCCGTAGGCGACAGATGCGGCTGCTCAGGCTGCTCCTTCGCTTCGGGCTGATCCGGCACGTCCACGGCGCCGACGGCCGCCAGAGCAGCACGGAGATCGGCCACCCGCCGCGCGTGGCGACGCGGCTGCCGGACGTGATCGCCTGGGACCGCCGCCATCACCGACACATCGTGCTCGTGCTGGATGTCGAGCAGCGCCTGCAGCGACAGGCCCAGGGCGTCCGCCCACTCCTGCCGCGTGTAGCGGATGCCTCGCTCTCGCAGGAGTTCGATGGCTGCCGGCGACATGCTCACGAGGCGCTCCGATGTTCCACGCTGGGCACGGAACCCGCCTGAGCGTGTTCCACGTAGCGTTCCACGCTGGCGATCTGGCTGCGGAAGCCGTCGCGGTCGACGAGACCCTCCGTCCGCAGGCGCGCGATCGCGTTCTGCACCGGGCGGAGCTCAAGGCGCACGGCCTCGGCGATCTGGCGAGGCGTCTCGATGCCGTTCGCCAGGGCGAGCAGCACGAGCTCGCGCGTGGTCGCGCTCATCGCGGCAGCCTCCCGCCGGCCGGCGTCCGGGCGAACAGCAGCGCCGTGCGCGACACGCTGGGGACCTCGGCAATGACCGAGGCCTGCCGGTGTGCTGCCTGCGACACCGGGCTGGCTGATGCATGGCGAGGCGGCCTCGCCTCCGGCGCCTCGAGCATGCGGGCATCGATGCGCGCCGCGATCTCCGCGACGTGTGCCTGGTGCTCGGCGCGCTGCTCCGGCGTCAGGTGGGCCCGGTGCCCGATCTGCCGGGTCTTCACGCCGGCGCGCTGCGCCATCTGGCAGACCGCCGTGCGGTAGATCCCCAGCGCATCAGCCCACTCGCCCATCGTGTACTCGTGGGCGATCTCTTCGAACAGATCGCGCGCCGCGGCCGGGACCTTGCGAATCACTCGCCGGCCCTGCGTGCTCATGCAGCACCCCGCAGCATCGCGCGCATCTGGTCCAGGTGATGGCGTGCCGTCGCCTCGTCGGCGGGCAGCTGCTCGAGGCGGCGCTCCTGAGGCGCGGCGTCGTAGGGCCGGACGCTGTCCATGGCCCATTTCCGGAACCGCGCCGGCGTCGGCGGGTACTCGGATTCCCAGCTCTCTCGGATCATCCGCACCCCGCCCTCGATCTGGCGCATCGAGAGCCCGGACAGCACGTGCGACCAGGTCCCGACCTCGTCGTCGTCCTCGCCGTACTTGTTCCGCCACAGCTGCCCGAAGATCCCGAGCATCGCCGTGAACAGGACCGCCCGCTTCGCCTCGATCGACTCAGCTGGATCCACGGCCGAACCGCTCCTCGAGGACGCGCCGGTGGTGCTCGATGCCTGCGTCGACGGGGCGCTGTACCCCAGCTCCGCGTGCACCTCGCTGATGTGCTTCGGTCCGTCCATCGGTCACCTCCCGCGGTGTCCACTCGTCCTGCCAGCGGCGGCCGTTCAGGTAGGTCGCCGGGTTCGGCACGTACTGGCCGCCGTCTCGGATCCAGTCCGGGTCGCGCTTGCCGCGCTCGAGCTCGACGACGTCGCGCCAGGCAGCCCGCTGGTCGTCAGGGCCGAGCTTCCGCCACGCCTTCTCGGCGTCGGCGCGCTTCTGGCGCTTCGGGTAGGCCCCGTACCAGTCGTCGAACTCGACGGCCGGCCCGCCGCCGACGGCGAGGTCCTCGTGCGCGCGCGCGCCCGCGTCCGCACACCCATGTGTTTCCCTGTCTTTTCCGTGGTCCGTTTTTGGACCCCTTTCCGGGCCAGAACGGCACCCTTTGGACGCACGTACAGGTCCGTTTTCGGACCCCTCCGTTTCCGGCCCCCTACGATGGGATCGGATCGCATCCATCGAGATCTCTCTGACCTCTTCCATGGTCGGCACGCCGATCAGGCGGTAGACCACGATCTGCTTCGTCTTCCCGGTCCGCCGACCGGTGTCCTCCACAAGGGGCAGCAGCCCCTCCTGGAACGTCTTCAGTGCTGCACGCAGGGTCTTTCGATCGACTCCCGTCACGTCCAGCACGTCGTCCTGCGACGGCCACACCTCGCCCCAGGTGTCGAGCGCGGAGCTGGCTCGCCACCCGAGGTAGAGCAGGACCAGCCGATGCGTCGGCCGCTCCACGCTGGCCATGTGTGCCATGGCCCAGTACATGCCCTCGACGCTCAAGGGTGAGCAGCCATCCACGACGCCGCGTAAATCGCGGCGAACATCACCCCGATTACCGCGGCCGCGGTCAGCAGCGAAGAGAGCTGAGACGGCGCTTCGTCGCCTCGAGGCGGGATCGGTGGCTTAGGTCTACGCACGTGCGGCCTCTTCGCAGCCACGCTGACCCTCGGCCAGCATCAGCACGACGCAGCACACGACGCCCATCCAGCCGCCGCCGAGCAGCGCGCCGATGCAGACGGAGGCGAAGACGTTGATCACGCCGCCCTGCCCGGCACGCGCGTCAGCGCGCGCCGCTTCGCGATCTGTTCCATCCGATCCACCAGCGCCCGCATGCCTTCCTCGGCGCGGATGAACTCGCGCTGAAGCTCGGCCTCCTCGTCCTCCGGGGAGATCGGGATCGGCGGTGCGCAGTCGCAGTAGTCGTTCACGTACGCGACGCCGGCGAGGCAGCCGCGCTCGCGCGCCGAGCGCCACAGCACCAGGTACTGGCGCACGTCGAGCTTGTCGCGCTTCCTCGGGTTCAGGCAGTCGCGCAGCCACCGGGCGCCCTGCTCGATCTCGAGCTCAGGGCGAAGGAGCAGCGCCGCCGCCTTGATCCCGCCGACGGCCGCGATGCACTCCGCGGTCGCGTCGTCCGGCGTGTCGTGCGCCAGCAACGATCCCTGTCCGTACTCGTCCACGCTCATCTCCTTGTCCGCGGACACGCGCGGACAGCCTCATTCGGGCAAATGAAAACCAGCTTCAGGCCGCGCGCTTCGCACGAACCGGGAGGTCCTCGAACGAGAACTTCCCCTCGCTGAGCACGACGATCTGGTAGGCGCGGAGCTCGGGAATCGTGTCGCCCCATGCCGACACGGCCTGATGCGTGACGCCGAGCGCACGGGCGAACTTCGTCAATCCGCCGAAGTGCTGCTGGACCTGCTCGAGGGTGACTTGCAATGGGTCGTCCTCCGTTAAGTTGCGGAGAACGTAATGCAGATTGCGCAAAGAAGCAATATAGATTGCATGCAAGGAAGCGAGCTTGCCGTAATTTCACTTGCCATGAGCACTTTCGCCACACGACTCAAGGAACGGCTTGCCCATCACGGCAAGACCGCGCAGTGGCTCGCGGATCAATCAGGTGTCTCGCGACAGGCGGTAACGCAGTGGCTGGACGGCAAGACCGAAAGCGCCCGCGGCGGCGCAATCTTGCGAGCAGCTCGCGCGCTGACGTGCGACCCGTACTGGCTGCTGTTCGGCGAAGAAGGACGTCCGACCGTTGGCTTCGCTCGTGGTCCAGGCGTGGCTGTAGGCGAGGAAGATGGTCCGCCCTACTCAGCGACCACGACCTCTGAATACACGATGGTGCCTAGACTGTCCGTGGATGCGGGCATGGGGCCAGGACAGGAACTGCACAGCGAGCAGATCACCGACGCCCTCGCCTTCAAGACCAGCTATCTCGAGCTAATGGACGTCGCGCCGCGGCATGCCCTCTGCATTCGCTGCAAGGGAGAATCGATGGCGCCGACTCTGTCCGACGGAGGGGTCGCGCTCATCGATATGCAGAGACGCAGGGGCGACGGGGTGTTCGCGATCTCGCGCCCCGGCGTAGGCTCCGAGCACGAAGTGATTGTGAAGCGGCTTACAACGCGCATCGACGGCGGCCTGATCATCAGCAGCGACAATCCGGACAAGGGCCGCTACCCGGACGAGGTCGTATCGCCTGGCTTCGATCTCGAGGCGATGCACATTGTCGGGAAGGTCGTGTGGTTCGGCGGGAACGTCTACTAAGTGCCAGCGGCACCCGCGCCCCGTTCTTGGTAGGTCGCGCAGCGTGCGCGAGCTTCGGCGACAGCTGCACTCGACCCGCGCAAGGGGACGTCGAAGTACACACGACCTTCGCCAAACCAATTCAGCTCCAATCGAACTACCGAAGACGCGATCACGCGCGCGATCGCATCGTCTCGATGCGTGTAGGAGACGCGTAGAAACCGCTCTCCCCAGCTCTGAGTGAGGCGGGTCTCCACGACCTCCTCATCCCACCTCAGCCGGGTTCGAATGACGTTGTAGCCGCTTTCTGTCTCGTCGTCGGCAATGTTCGGCTTTTCGGATGCCGCAAAGTAGATCCATTCCGAGTCGGCGTCGCAGCCAATGTGCAGCGACATCGTCACACGACTGTATGGAGAGCCCATACGGTTGACGGGCGGCACGACTGGGGAGCTTGCAAACGAGCGCTTTTCCTCTGTCATCGCGTCTGTGGACTCGTGTGACGTCCAGCCCGGAAGAACCGGCTCCGGAGCCGGAGGCTTCACCGGAGCGGACCGCACGCCGGCCGGCGGCTGAGGAGCAGGCGACGTTCGGGCAACCCGCTGCGAAGGGCCTTGGAGCGCGCCGTAGCCGACGAACAGAACACCCAGAACGACGGTGGCCAGCACGACCGTCATTGCGCATCCGCCCGCTTGCTTACGGATCGGCGCGCCACAATGCGGGCAGGCTTCGGCCTTCTCGCTGACCTGTTCGCCGCATTCCTTGCACTTCGTCAACGCCACAGTGGCTCCTTCACTGCCTCCGAAACCCTGAATCTCAGCGTGAATCTGTAGCCAGAGCAACCCGCAACAGCCGCCGCGCGCAATTCTTTTTGCGCAATCTGTATTGACAGAATGCAATTTCAATTGCAGTCTGCTCGCACGTTACAGCAGCTAAAAGGCGCCACGCAGATGGTTCTCGCTCCTCTCCCCTGCCCCTTCTGCGGCAGCCACGACGTCCACGTGAACGGCATCGGCCAGCAGGTCGTGCGGTGCATGACGTGCCGAGCCGAAGGCCCCGCGGTGCTCGCCTGCGATCCGCTGGTGGTGGCCGCCATGCACGCACGGCACGACGAGCCCGGGGCGCGCGTGATGCGCGACATCGCAATCCACTGGTGGAACCGGGCACCGCGCTCGCTGCGCTCGACGATCACCTGCGCGGCGTGCGGTGACGAGATCGCCGTCGAGGCCTGCCGCTGCGATCGGCTCGCCGAACAGGACGAGCACGAGGCGCAGTACCTCGAAGACCGGTGCGTGTGCTGCGAGGAGCCCCTGCCGGAGTGCAGCTGCAGCGAGCCGGGCCCGGGCGGCCGGGTGCCGGCAGGAGCGGTCGCGTGATCGGCGCCGCGATCGGATGGGCGTGGGCCGTGATCGGCTGCTGGCTCGGCCTGCGGTGGGGACATCGGTCTCTCCGGCGCCTCGCCTTGATCGCCGTGATCTGGCCGATCGGGCTGTGGATCGCCGCGTGCGAATGGGCGGATCGACGGGCGCAGGAGGCCGCGGAGCGATGAGCGCGCAGCCGATGGAAGTCATCCGCAATTCGATCCGCATCGCCGCGGAGCTCGAGCCCGATCTGCGCGCAGAGGCCGATGCCCAGGCGCTCGACGCCGAGCGCGGCGTGCTGCACCGCGCCGGTCAGTACGCAGTCACCCAGGAGGCGCACGACGCCTACCGCATCACCGGACGCACGTCCGGGCTGTCCACCGTGGTCGAGGCGCTGTCCGAAGCGCAGACGCTGGCCGAGTGGGCGGCGTGGATCGACACCCTGCAGACGAGGAACCACCGATGAAGCCGATCGACCTACTGCTCGGGCTCTGCCCCGGATGTCTCGATGTGACGCTCACCGTGGGCCAGGTGCGCGAGCTGGAACAGGCGCGGATCCGCCGCGAGTTCGCCCGCGACGGCCTTCGCATGGTCGGCGGGACGCTTCACCAGCGCCCTCCGTCGCTGATCTCGCTGATCGCGGCGCAGCGTCACGACGAGCATCCGTTCGGAGGTGACGCAGCATGAACAGCGCCGCCCACCAGCTCCCCGATCTTGCCGACGACGTCGAGGCCACGATCGACCGCGCCCTCGCCGGCGCCGTCCTCCACTGCGAGACGGTGATGAGCGCCTGCCGTCCCGGATCTCGCGCGCACAAGGACGCGAAGGCCTATCACCGGTCGCTCCGCCGGACGATCCGCGCCAGGTCGACCACCAGCACCGGGCCGGCGCCGCCGAGCTACCTGACCCTCGACGAGATTCGCGTGAGGACCGAGCAGGCCCTGCTCCGGCGCTACGGCTTCGGCCACCTGTCGAGCCAGCACGACTTCTTCCACGGCGCCTTCGCCGTGCTCCAGGCCGTCTACGGCGAACAGCACGACGATCCGAACGACGTCATCCCGCCCGAGTGGCGCGGAACGCTGATGGGGACCGACAGCCGGCTGCACAAGATCTCCGAGGGTGCCGACTGATGCCGATGAAGATCTATCTCGCCGCGCGCTTCTCGAAGCGACACATCCTCCAGGAGTGGGCCGAACAGCTCGAGGCCGACGGCCACCAGATCGTCAGCCGATGGAGCAAGCGCGGATCCGACCACAAGATCCCGCCCGGCCAGAGCGAGGAGGCTGCATTCCGCGAGCGCCGGCGCTTCGCCGAGGAAGACCTCGAAGATCTCGACCAGGCGGACTGCGTCCTCTCGCTGATGGAGGAGCCTCGCAGCAACGGCCGCGGCGGCAGGCACGTCGAGTTCGGCTACGCGCTGGCCACTGGCTGCCGCATGGTCATCGTCGGCCCGCGAGAGACCGTCTTCCACTGCCTGCGCGAGGTCGAGGCCTTCGAAACCTTCGAGCAGGCACGCGCGGCCATGGCAACGAAGGCCTCCGCGCTCGCCGACGAAGCAACTGACTGCCGCGCGCCCCTCGCGCCCGCCGAAAGCTTGCGCGATCTCCTGCGGAAGGCGGCGGCAGTGAACGCCGAAGACGAAGCCCGGCTGAACTCGGTGGAAAGCATTGAATCCGCTACGGAGACCCAATAGATGCCACTCCCCAACGTAGACCCCGAAGCGCTGTACGACGACGACGAACTCGCGCCGCTGATCGGCTACGGATCTCGTGGATCGGTGCAGAAAGCTCGATGCGTCGGACGCCTTCCCATCCCCTACCGCAAGCTCGGGGGGCGCTGCTACACGAAGGGCCAGGACATCCTCGACTACCGCGAGGCGCAGGTGCGGACGCCCGCCGCGACCGGAGAGCGCGATGTCTGACGGCACGAAGATCGAGTGGACCGACGCGACCTGGAACCCGATCACGGGCTGCAGCGTCGTCTCGCCAGGGTGCACGAACTGCTACGCCATGCACCTCGCCGGCACGCGGATGAAGAACCATCCGTCGAGGATCGGCCTCACCGACGCCTCGAAGGCCGGCCCGGTCTGGAACGGCGCGCTGCGCTTCAACCAGGAATGGCTCGAGCAGCCGCTGCGGTGGCGGAAGCCGCGGATGATCTTCGTGTGCGCGCACGGCGATCTGTTCCACGAGTCGGCGCCAGACGCGTGGATCGACCAGGTGTTCGACGTCATGGCCCGGGCTCCCCAGCACCGGTTTCAGGTCCTCACGAAGCGCGCTCAGCGAATGCGTGACTACCTGAGCCGGTTTCACCCAGCCGACGACCCGCGCGGGCCCGGCGCGTCCGGTTTCATCACGCGTGACGGCCTTCCCGTTGCCGAGCGCGAGGGAGCTCTCTTCAGGGCTGATCGTTGGCCGCTGCCGAACGTCTGGCTCGGCGTGAGCGTCGAGGATCAGACGCGCGCTCAGGAGCGCGTGCCGCCGCTGCTGCAATCGCCGGCGGCCGTGCGCTGGATTTCGGCGGAGCCGCTGCTCGGGCCGCTGGATCTCACGCGCGTCGAGGTCCGCCTCGGCGAACGGTCTCGAGAGCAGATCGATTCGCTGCGCGCTCGCAGCGGTCTCGACTTCGCAGGCACGGAGCGCCCGGCGCTTGACTGGATCATCGCCGGCGGCGAGAGCGGCCCGAACGCGCGGCCATCGCATCCTGACTGGTTCCGGTCGCTGCGGGATCAGTGCGTCGCTGCCGAGGTCCCGTTCCTGTTCAAGCAGCACGGCGACTGGATCGGCTTCATAGAGGCGCAGCAAGAGCCCTACTGGCAGCGCGCTGACGGCGAGC